TCCTAGTAAACCGTCTATATTTAATGGTCATTATGTTCTAACCATTATAAACCTTATTGGATCCTCTACTTGTGTCAATGTGGCCCGAATTACTCGGTCTCTAACCATTGACAACAATGATGAAGGATTGATGTGTGTCAGCATAGCTTTAGCCATCCCAGGAAACACATTCTGGTGTGCATAACACTTCCAGAATCCCCGGTCCAGCTCAAGCCTACGCTGATCGCTCATCGCGGTTTTTGTTACATTTAATTTCTTCTTCTGTGGCAATGTAGCACGTGCAGTTGCAGTAGCTAAAGCACGTGCGAATTGATTCACATTCAGCACTTCGCCCAATCCACCTGCAATAAATGCAGCATAATCACTAACACCGTGCAAGGCACGTATTACTTCATAATGCTTACCCCACTCCCGGCGGTCAATGAAATGCTGTATCCGATGTTGGACTGATGCATTCATAGCCTCACTCAGTCCGCCGGTACACCTGTGGGTAAGCATCATTGTCCTACTGTCCTCAACACTGCACTCGTAGACCGCACACGCGTGCAGACGTTGCCTGTGTAAAATACGTGCAATGACACTGTGGTCAGCACCACGGCGTTCACACTCACTAGCACGGGTGACACATGCCTCAAAGTAATGATCGATGCTATTGGCAGGCAGGCTCTCCATGCGTGCATGGACAATTGTTGCAATACCACGCGGTAAGTATTGGCTGCCATTACTCCCTTGCAGATGATCAACGCGTAAGAATTCACCAATGCCGAATGCTTTGCATTTGTGCTGTTGTGCCCGTATTCCATGAGCTTTGGCTATTGCGTATTTAGTTATGACTTCGCGTACATTTGATACTCCTAAAATAACATCATCACCGTTATGTAGACTCGTGAGGTCGTCATCCAACGATGGTATTATGCCGGCCCAATGTAAATACACATAATTTAGCACACTGTTCACAATAGCAGTCATACGCCAACCGGAAAACATACCTGCAGTGGCTTCGTACGCATCGCCATGCGGCCCTGACGAAACAGTGCAATGCGCAATGCTTTCATAGCACCATGATGCAGCTTCAAGTTGTTCCGATGTCATTTGATCATGCCAGACATTCACATACGCTGCTATCACAGCCTGTTGTGACGCCAGTGAGTGCTGTGAATTGAAATCCTCAAAGTCGAAGCAAAAAGGTTCATGATTGCATAAGATGGTGCGAACGAGACGCTTAACCCAGCTGTCATTAGCATTGCTCCCAATTGGAAAGTGCTCACCTAGGCAGTCTTCAATCCCCATAAAAGCATAACTGAATAACACAAAGCTCGTCAGGTCGGCGCCATACAGTGCTCGCTTCTTGCCCCATTCATATTTCTCATGTACTGATGCAACGATCTCAGGTGTTCGGTGTGACCAATACTTCAAGTCTGTGTGTGAGAAATCACATAAAGTGATCCATTTATTCGCGAGACTTAATGTGTCCTGATTCACATGCACCATGTCTTCTGGATACTGGCTGTGCACAGAGCCGGTGGGTGCCCATTCCCAACGCCTAAGCCAAAACTCGTGCCAGCTGCACGGCGGTGGGTGGTTTCGTAATGCGCGGCGTCTTCCTGCAGCAAATACCTGTGTTGCAATTCGCACTGTATCAGAATAAGGAATTGGCACGACAGATGCATCAGTAGTCCGATGTGCACGTTCTGCGTCCCAATCAACGTTGCCAACTCCACGATTGATCAGGACTTCAAGTTCAAATAAAGGTGCCAGATCGATATTCATACTGTTCTGTATTATTTTAAATGCATCGCAATCCTCCTTGATCTGCTTTGCCCAATCAATCATGTTCGTAGCCTGCCATGCACGTGCGTGGAGCAGAAGATCAACCGCCCAGCCTGGTGCAGTCGCACAATACATCGCAATACTCGCAATCTCAACCTCATTCACATCACTCATTCGTGAGACAAGACTAACCGCGGTTAGCACACGCCGTCGGATTGCATGTACCTGCAGGTGACTCTGCAATTTATTTGCGGCTGACCGTGCTGGATCAGTATTGTAAACATCGCCACTGAATGACATGTGTTTCGTCAGATCCATTGCATAACGCACTCGTTGTTGTGCTTTGCAACGCACTTCATCAAGGATGTTCTCGTCATCTTCACAGCCAGGCTCAGCGGTGTTAAGACTATCAACCACACTCATCACATCCTGTGGCGTCACATGTGTTTTATAAGGTGCGTCTGCTTTAAACATCGGCCAAAAGTTCGAAGTCATCATCCTTGTATGCGCGACGCTGCGTTCTTCATCGCTCACCTTGTGATCAATATATCCCAGAACATTCGTCAACGTCTGGAAGCCAGCAGGCGCAGCCAGATCAATCACATATTTACCAGTGACTGCACACGCAGAAGCAGCTCGCATGTGTGGTCCCATGCTGCCAGCGTTCTCGTCAACACTTGCGTATATGGCTGCCAATGTACGCTGGCCAGGTAATTGATCAGCCAGTGGAACACATGCACCCCAAAAGCAAGTATGATGCAGTGACACTATACCCACATAGCCCTCCATGCGTACAGTTACATCAACACCAACCAAGTACAATGAGGCATCTTCTGGCATGCACATGGCCAAACGTATCGGGCTATCAACTTTGTGAATTTCAGAACCGTTGATGCGGCGCAAGAATCGAGCTATACCAGTGTCAATTGACATACGAATCAGCGGACCTTGTGTATGTACATCAGCATTACGTACTGTGTCAAGTATAGTACAATTTGTACATCCATGTACATTTCCATTTATTTGTGTCGTATTCCAATGTCGGTGCTTTACTGAGCTCCCTGAATAATCGCACTGATCGTTGCACTTGGTGCTCCCCCAGGTAGGTGCGGTCCGGCACTCCCTACCTCCAAGATAAAAGGGTAGTCGTTCATTGCACGTGCTGCTAGGTGTTCAACGTCGACATGCCCGATATTTTGCGTCATCACATGAAAACGTGGCATGCGTATTGCAACAGCTGCTACACCTGCTTCTGGTGCACTGAATGCAACCATGGACAGTGCATCCATGTGCCGCCAGTCACCATCCAGGCTCCAATAGAAGTTCTGTGGAGTGATTTCATAATGTATTGTTGTCGTGCGTCCTTCACTCACTGCGGTAATGAACTGGGCACGCGAGAAGATTGGACGCTCAGTCAACCGCTCTACATACAAATGATGGCTCACAGTCTCATCCCCTGGATGAAGCAACCGTGGAACTGTGATTGAATCCTCATTTGGGGCCCAGAAGCCATATGACGGTTGATCTGTCTCACCCCAAATACTGTCCCAGCCACCGAGCCGCATAGCCGTAGCAGCACGCCACGCATCCAGTTCATTCTCTGCGATGAGTCTGACACGTGAGCGGCTGCTGCGGACACCGCGCAGTGTCACAGTCGCTTCAAACAGCTTTGCCAGCTGACCGTCATACATTGGACAAAAACCGCCAGATGGTAACCAACTGTAAGGTCTTGTATCCATCAAGTTGCTCATCTCATGTGTGCCATGGTACCATGGGTAACCTCCTGGCCATGGTTGTCCAGGTTTAGATGTTGTAACTGGCCATGATGTCATCACACGATGCTGAACGTCATCCCATTCCCAGCGTGTTCCGGTGTCACCGAAAGTAATTTTCGGGATGCTACGCCCAAAACCAAATGCAATCAACGCAATCATTTCCGAAGAGTAATCACCAATTGCTGAAATGCCAGCTACACTCAGAAACGTGTTTGGTTCAACTATGCGTTGACGTCTTAGCCGCCAGTACCCATAATGAACAAAATAATTCAACAAACCCGATAGTGGCTGAATGCACAAAATGCCACGCTCGAGTTCGCTTATGTTCATAACACTACCATTACTCGGGACACATGCCTCACCAGCGACAACTGCGCGGATGCGCCCACGAGACAGCATCAAGGGTGCTAATTGTACAATCGGCTTTATACCAATCCAACCAAACGACTCAGCACACACAGGTATTGGCCGTGCCACAATTGTTGCCAAGTGCAAAAAGGCTCGTGATAATGCACCACCGAGGCGGTTCAAGCTCACGTAAGCTGCAATAGCAGATATGACCGACGCACGATTAAACAATGCAGCGCGATGTACTGCAAAGTTAATGTCATCCATACTATGGCCTGGCCAGTCAAGACTGATTGGTGTATTCTGGTCACGGAGTGGTGGTAGATCGACATCACATGCATATGTTGTGGTACGATGTCTTGCACCGAGATGCATCATCACCAAAGTGGCCTGTTCAGATGTCATCGTACCCAGAAGAATGCAATCTTTGGCTACTGCAGGCAGTGGCTGAGTTGGTGCAAGGCCTGAAAAACCAGCATGAATTGGGTCAAATGTTTGAATGTCGTCTGGCAATTCAGCTGGGCCATTCCATGTGGCTATGTCAGTCAGATCCATGTGAATGTGGCCGTCATCAAATGGTGCAACCTCCGCCCATCTCAATTGACTGCGTCGCATGCTGTCTTTCTCTTCATCGATGGCTTTAAGGACTGGAGCCAACAATGCAGAAGTTAAAAGACTGAACAACAGAGCTTCTTGATTGTCACCCCAGTTAGCATCCCTGATACTGAGCATCAACACCGCCTGTTGCATGCCAGGGATAAATTGCTCTTCATTTGCAGCCTTAACCACTGCGGCTGGAACAATCTGACCACTGTCATCAAGCACACGCACATTAATACCGGCAGGATCCATGATGGGTGTCTGGCCCAATCGCACAACAGGAATCCCAACGGTGGTGAAGCGCTGACCCATTGGCAAATTGCGCCTAAGCTCATCAATCTCAGTTTTGACAAAAACTGAGCAGGTGCTTCCCATGGCAAAGTTCGCTTGAACATTCTCAAAACCTGGGAAATCTTGAGAACAAAGCGAGCGCGTGAAATTTGTCAAAAAAGACATTTCACTCAAAAATAGATAATAT